GCTTACTTTAGAAGATTTAATGGCTGAATATGGTATACTATGTAAAGGTAAGTGGCAAGATTGTTTTGATCTCATAAAAGATTTAGGGCAAATTAGTTATATTGAGAGTGTAGAAAAAGATTTAAATCCAAAAGAAAAATCAAGAGTTAGAATCAGAACTATTCACGGAGCCAAAGGAGATGAAGCAGAAAATGTGGTAATTTTTCCGGACATGCCAAGACCTGCCTGGAAAAGTGCGAAAAGAGATCCGGACACAGAACATAGAATGTGGTTTGTTGCTGTAACTAGAGCAAAACAAAAAGTATATTGGTTAAATCCTGAAACAGAACATTATTATAGAATTGGAAATAGGAGGATAGCATGAGTGCATACGATAAACAAATTGGCGGTACACATTATCGCAAGATGAAAATTCAGCCCAGTAGATTTGTAATAGAGAACAGGTTGCTTTTTCCTGAGGGGAATGTTATTAAATATATTTGTCGACATCAATATAAAGGAGGAAAGGAAGACTTGGATAAAGCCAAACATTTCATCGATATGATTATTGAAAGAGATTATGAAGAAGAGAAAGAGAAAACAGAATCATGGATAGAAGGTTATAAAAAATGGAAAGCTAGAACATGATGTTCGAGGCTCAAACCGAATGGATAGCCCCGGACAATTTTCCAGCCCTGAGTGGGTATAAACTCATAGCCATAGACTTAGAAACAAGAGATCCTGATTTAAAATCAAAAGGATCTGGTGCTATTATAGGCAACGGAGAAATTATTGGAGTTGCCGTGGCAGTTGATGGTTGGTGTAAATACTATCCTTTTGGACACGAAGGTGGCGGTAATTTAGATAAGAAAAAAATTTTAAATTGGATATCTGATGTTTGTGCAACTGAAGCAACTAAAATATTTCATAACGCCATGTATGATATTTGTTGGCTTCGTTCCTATGGAATAAAAGTTAATGGGCATATCGTAGATACGATGGTCATGGCCTCCCTAGTCGACGAAAACAGGATGCGTTACACTTTGAATGCACTAAGTTGGGAATATTTAGGGGAAAGAAAAAGCGAAGCAACGTTATTTGAAATAGCTAAAAACTGGGGCATAGATGCTAAAGCAGAACTTTACAAATTACCAGCAATATATGTAGGTGAATACGCAGAAAAAGATGCTTATTTAACATTAAATTTATTCAAACGACTATCAACCGAAATTAAAAAAGAAAATTTAACAGAGATATTCGATCTAGAAACTCAACTCTTTCCTTGCCTCGTAGATATGCGATTCAAGGGCGTCCGCGTAAACGTTCAAAAAGCTCACCAACTGAAACAAAAATTACTTGAACAAGAAAAAGCATTGTTGCTAGAAATAAAAAAAGAAACACAAATAGAACCTCAAATATGGGCAGCACGATCAATTGCCAAAGTTTTTGACAAATTAAAAATACCCTACGAAAGAACTGCCAAAACAAATGCGCCATCATTCACTAAAAATTTCTTACAGAAACATCCTCATCCTCTGGTTAATAAAATAGCAAAAGCCAGAGAAATAAACAAGGCACATACTACATTTATAGACACTATTATTAAACACGAACACAAAGGCAGAATTCATGCAGACATTAATCAAATAAGATCTGATCAAGGAGGCACCGTTACCGGCAGATTTTCTTATTCTAATCCAAATTTACAACAGATTCCCGCACGTAATAAAGACCTTGGGCCAATGATTCGATCCCTATTCATCCCCGAGGATGGTTGTGTGTGGGGATGCTTTGATTACAATCAACAAGAACCAAGATTGGTTGTACATTATGCATCGCTTCAGCAGTTGCCTTCGGCCTTCACTGTCGTGGACGCTTATAAAGAAGGCAACGCTGATTTTCATAAGATCGTAGCTGACATGGCACAAATTCCTAGAACTCAAGCCAAGACAATTAATCTTGGATTATTCTATGGAATGGGAAAAGCAAAACTTCAAGCTGAACTTGGAGTCAGTGAAGAAAAAGCGAAAGATCTTTTTGCAACTTACCACGCTAAAGTTCCTTTCGTTAAACAATTAATGAATGCCGTATCACAACGTGCACAACAATGTGGACAAATTAGAACTTTATTGGGAAGACTTTGCCGATTCCATTTATGGGAACCAAATTATTTTGGAATACATAAAGCTCTTCCTCACGAACAAGCCATACTTGAACACGGCCCCGGTATTAAAAGAGCATTTACTTACAAATCTTTAAATAAATTAATACAAGGATCAGCAGCTGATATGACTAAAAAATGTATGTTAGAATTGTATAAAGAAGGAATTATTCCTCATATTCAGATTCATGATGAACTAGACATTTCTGTAGAAAATGATAAACAAGCTAAACGCATTATTCAAATAATGGAATCAGCAGTTGAACTTGCAATACCTAATAAGGTAGACTATGAAGCAGGGAATAACTGGGGTGAAATACATTAGGAGGAAACATGGAAAAAGTGAAACAACTTTGGACATTAGCAAAAGCTAATCCAAAAATATCTACCGCTATAGTGGTAGTAATTGTTGCCATTTATTTTTTAGTAAACTAGGAGTTTTATGTTAAATGGCTTACCTGAATGCAAACATTCCGGTGCTATATGCACAGATCCGGAGAGAGTATCTCTATGATCTTAAAGAACACCATGGAGAAGTGGAAGACTGTATACTTTTTGGGATTGCATCGATTACAGGGCGTCCTATACTCTTTCACGCAATTATGGAAAATGGAGCTGTATTCTACCGTTTGCCGATCTCTGCATTCATACAAAGAGGCTTTGATGTCAAAGAGGTTCCTAGGATGCGACTTGACGAGTTGGAGCTTTGGAATTGTTTTAGTTACTATCCTAGTATTAGTACTTTTGATATCCTTCTAGGCCAATCAGGAAAATATATAGGAAAAGATAAGAAATGGTATCGTGGTACCTATCTTTTCACAGTTGACTGGGCTCACCCAGAGAGTAATATAGTTGATACGGATCATTCAGAGATTCCGGCAGAACATAAATGCGCCCACATAATGGCTCTTGAAAACGGAAATTATGCAGCTCAACCAAATAATAGATTAATATGGAGCATTCCTTCTTTCACTGTGAAAGATGAAGTTCCATTTGACTGGAAAGTACAAACGACCACATGGAGTGTGGAAGATAGTAGTAAATGGGTAACAGAAGATACGGATAAGTACTTCTACAAAATTGAGGAAAAGAAAAATGACAAAGTGTAAAAGTTGTTTGTGTGATTGTCACTGTAGTGTTAGCGAACATTCAGATGCGAATGGTGTATGTGCATGCGAAAAATGTAATTGTAATCCTCAAGGAATTACAGTAAATAATGACGAGTGTTTATCATGCCAATAGACCCTAATAAATGTTGTGGCGAACATACCAAAGAAAAAGAAGAAACCGGTACATGTTGCCAAATAAAAGAAGACGAAGAACAAACAAAGGAGCAAAATGAATAAATTATTTCTAGTGCTCGCCCTATTATTTGCCGTGAGCGCCTGCTCGGTAGGCAAAAAATGTACCTATACACAAGACGGAACGAAAATCTCGTCTTATGTATGGTTCTTTCAGGGCGACAAACCGATTGATTTAGACAAAAACAACTGTACTTAAGGGTATATGGAATTTGATGAAGTATTTACATGCATTTTTAATACTGACACTATTGGTGTGTCCAACAGAAGCCATAGCAGGATCCACCCAGTCTAATGTTTCCGGATCTAATACCGCTATTGAAGGTGGATATGAATCTAGTACGACTTATCAATCTGGAAGTGAATCGACTTCAACTACATCCAATACAACAACCTCTAATATAAGATCAGCTCCACCAACAGCAGGAGCACCTTCTTATAATTCTATGACACAAGATGTCTGTGCCGTAGGTGCATCCGCAGGAATACAAACTTTTGGTGTGGGCGTTTCAGCAGGTAAACATTTTATTGACAAAAATTGTGAACGACTTAAACTAGCGCGAATTTTAAATGACTTTGGTATGAAAGTTGCAGCAGTTGCGATTCT